ATTTGAAAAAACTAATGGTAAGCAAGGTTTAAATTATACCGCAGATACAGTTACTTGGAACGGGGAAGTTTACCCTAGAAAAAATGGAAAAATAAAATACAATGGAAAATGGATGATCGATGGTCACCCTAGTTTTCCTTGGGAAAAAGAAGCATATAATAAAGAAAAATAAAAATCATGCCTGGTAAAACAATGACATACAAAAAAGAGTTTGAAGCCATAACTAAAAGGGTTGAAACTATGGCAACAAAAACTTATAAAGAAGCTTATAAGGATGCCGACAAAACAAAATATACATCTGAAGCCGACTTTATAAAAGCTGCTAAAGCTTACAACCAAAAAAAATACGGAACTACAGAGCCAACAAAAACTGCTAAAGAAAAAGGAGTAAGCAAAGCAGAACTTGCTGAAAACAAGATCGATAAAAATACTCCTAAAATGGACAAAATTAAAGCTAAACCAATAGCACCTGTTAAGCCGCCAAAAGCTCCTAAAGCTAAGTCTGCTATAGATAAAGCTGACGACGCTATTAAAGCTGGAGATGCTAAAGGCGCTAAGAAAGCTATTAAAGATTCTGACTATAAAGGAAAAATGAAAAGAAAGCTTAAAAGAGACGCTGGTTCAGAAGCTAGAAAAGTTAATAGATCTAAAAATAATAAAGAAAAAACTGACAAAAAAGAGTCTATAAAAGCTGCTGGAAGTAGAAAAGCAGCTAGATTAATGGATAAATCAGATGCGGCTAAAAAATCAGAATCTTCAGAACTTGAAAAATACAACGCTCTAGATATGAAAACGACTAGAGGAAAAGATTTTGCAAAAGCATCAAAAGAATTAGCAAAAACTGAACAAAAAACTGATAGAGTAGGTAAAAGACTATTAAAAGAACAAAAGAAAGTTGTTGAAAAAGGTCAAAAAAAGGATCGTAAAAAAGAAGCAAAAGAAGAAACTATGACTACTAGATATGGTGGTGGTGGTGAAAGTCCAGTTGCTTATTTTAGACAAAAGATTAAGTATAACAACTCTGCTAAAGGTATTGCTATTAGAGTTGCTGCTGATGAAAAAGATAAGAAGCATGCTAGTGCTAAAGGTAAAAAAGCTTTAGATCATGATATTAGCTCTATGATTACTAATGCTAGTATGAAAACTAATACTATGCGTTACGGTGGTTCAATGGCTGAAGCTAAACATGGCATGCCTAAAATGAAAACTAATCAAGATGGTGGTGGTTATGCTGCTACAAACCCTTCTGCACCAGGCAAACAACTTAAAAAACTAGGAAGTATATTATCTAAGTTTATGCATAAAACTAAATAAGTATGGCTTTTAAACTAAAATTCCAAGGAAAATCAAAAGAACTTTACGGATCAGACAATACTATGGTCCGTAAAGGTCTTGTTACTCCAGCTTATTTAATGGAAGGCCCGGGTGATAAAACTCCTGAAAAAAAACCAAAAACTCAACAACAAGTTGATGCTGAAGCTACTCAAAAAGCTAAAAACAATATGAAACTTGTTTCAACAGAAACTAGAAAAGTTGAAGGTGGTACAGAGAAAATAGAAAATTTTGAAGGAAAAGGTGAATCTACAGGCTTTAGTAAAGATCCTGCTGAAAGAGCAAAACAAGAGCAATGGATAAAAGATAATCCAGAGTTACACGCAAAACTGCTAGCTGAGAAAAAAGCAAAAGATCAAAAAATTACTTTTATTCCTGATGAAGAACCTAAAACAGTTGAAACAAAACCTACCCAAGACGCTAAAGTTTCAGCTGATCAAATAGGTACTGAGTTATATAATAAAATATATTCTCAAGTTAGAGATAAAAGAGTTTATGATCCTGAATTAGGTTATAAAAGACCTAAAACAAAAGAAGAGATATTAGCTGAGGCGGAACGTGGAAACAATGATTTAGTTGCTCAATATAGAAAAGCTACTAAAGCAAAGACAGATAATACTGTTGTAATAGGTAGCACGGGAGATGCTGACAGAATTAAAAATGTAGTAACAGATCAACTTAATCAAAAGACTGTATCTAATATGTTAGAAGGATCTATGATGATTAAAAACTTAATAGGCAAAAATAAGTAATGGAAAGCAAGAAAACGTTTAAAGAAACTAAGATCGGAGCTTTTTTAGCTAGTAAAGCACCTAAGGTTTTAGAAGCTATTGGCGACGTATTACCTGATCAGGGTGGGCTTGGTGTAGTAAAAAATCTTATAACAAGTGATAGTAAGATCAAGGCAGTTGATAAAGAGCAAGCTATGAAGCTGATAGAGCAGGACTTACAAGAGTTAAAAGAAGTTTCAAGTAGATGGAGAGCAGATATGAAATCAGACTCTTGGCTTAGTAAAAACACTAGACCTTTAGCTTTAATTTTCTTAACTGTATCTTCAGTGTTTATAATGTCTGTAGATTCTTTTCATATGCAGTTTGAAGTTAATACAGCTTGGGTTGACTTATTAAAAACATTACTGGTAACAGTTTATGTAGCATACTTCGGAAGTCGTGGTGCTGAAAAAATAACAAAAATAAATAAATAAAAATGAGAGGATTAATAGGAAACACAGCTGCACAGCCTAGGGTGTTTGGACACGATGCTGTTGCCGTAGTTATAGGTGCTGTTAATACTAGTTGGCCCGGCGATATAAGTGGAGATGGTAAAGGTGGAGTATCTGATTTAATAGGCGGAGGAACAGGCTATACAGCTGGAACTGGAGTTGCTACAACATCAAGTGGTTCTGGTACTGGATTAACTGTAGACACTGTTGTCAGCGGTGGTGTTGTTACTTCATTTACAGTAAATGCTGTAGGATCAGGTTATGTTGTAGGAGAGACAATAACAATAGCTGGTGGCACAACAAACGCTACTTTTACAATAACAAATATAGATATACCACATACTCATGAAAGAGGTTGTGTACTTTTACACGTTGCAAATTCTTCTGCAAGTGTAGGCTTAGTAATGGAGTCAGGTAATGCTATAACTGTAAGAGTAAAAGCTGAGGACATAGTAGGTCATCAGTGCCCGTTGCTAGTTAAAAGAGTAACTTCAGGAAGTGATTTAGTAGCTGTATATTAAAATGATAACTCAAAGATTTAACACTCATCTTCCTTGGAGAATGAGTGGAAGGGCTAAAAATAATCATTTTTTTGGCTTTGCATTTTTATTAAATTATGTTTGCGATAACTTACCTGATCACGGTAAAGCTTTAGAAATAGGTAGCTACATGGGTGAGTCGACTCAAATGATAGCTGCTAGTGGTATATTTAGTGAAATACATAGTGTTGATCCATTTAAAGGTACTGAAGAGTTTAACAAAGAGTTTGGTTACACATGGTCAAAAGTTAAATCAGAGTATAATAAAAATACAAGATACTTTAATAATGTATACCATCACCAAGGTTATAGCTATGATGAAGTGCCTAAGTTTCCACACAGTGAGTTTGAATTTATATACATAGACGCTAGTCATAAATATGAAGATGTAAAACAAGATATTGAATTATGCTTACCAAAATTAAAATATAAAGGCATAATCGCTGGCCATGACTACAGTTGGTCAGACGTCAAAAAAGCAGTTGACGAAAAATTTAACCCAGAAGAAGTATTAGTATTTTTAGATTCTTCATGGGCATATATTAAAAATTAAATTAAATTAAATTAAATGGCAAATAAAATAACTAAAAAAGAGTTATCTGAAGTAAAAGAAATTTCTAATAGCTTTAATAATATACTTTATCAACTAGGTCACATGAAGCTAGTTGAAAACGAACTACTAATTAAAGCTGCTCAAGAAAGGTCAGTTGTAGAAAGTGTAAAAAAGAAACTTCAAGATAAGTATGGTAATATAGACGTTGATCTTAAAACAGGAGAGTACAGTGAAAATAATAAGGAAGATTAGTGTAGGTTCTGACTATAAAAATGATGCTATGCATTATTCTACTGGTCAAGAAGTATACGGTGGACATACTATTAGCGATATTCTTTTTGAAGACAATGATCAGTCTTATAATATATTCATTGAGAAAAACAATGAAATATTACCTTGGAAAAAGTTTAATCGTAATATGGCTATATCAGTTGAATACGATTTAAAATACTAGTGAAAAGTTTATATCAATTTATAATAAAACCTTTTAACGACAGGTATGATAATACAAAGAAGATCGATGATAAAACCCTCATTGTTAACACTAGTATTGAAGATCATAAGTTTGTTAGTAAGAAAGCTGTTGTCGTTTCTACACCTGCAGCTTTTAAAACTAAGGTAAAAACAGGTGATATAGTATACGTGCATCATAATATATTTAGAAGATATTACGATATAAAAGGTATTGAAAGAAACAGTGGAACATATTTTAAAGATGATCTTTACTTTTGTTCTCCTTTTCAAATATATATGTATAATGGCAATAGCCATTTAAATTATTGCTTTATTAAACCTATTTTAAATAAAGAGAAATTTAGCATTAATAAAGAGCAACCTAACGTTGGTATAGTTAAATATAGCAATAGTTCCTTAGAAGCTCTTAAAATAACACCTGGGACACTTGTTACGTTTACACCTAACTCTGAGTTTGAATTTATTGTAGAGGGTGAACGACTTTATTGTATGAAATCAAATGATATAGCTTTAATCCATGAATACAAAGGAGACGAGAAAGAATATAATCCGAGCTGGGCGTAAAGCTGTAGACGAGTTAATTAAAGTAGCAGAAGAGCGAATTATAACTAATGATTCAGATGACTTAGCAGCTGATAGATTAAAAAATGCTGCAGCTACTAAAAAGCTTTGCATTATGGATGCGTTTGAAATATTACAGCGTATAGAAGAAGAAGAGAACATTTTAAAAGGTTTAGAAAATAAAAGAGAAATTAAACCGTTTAAAGGTTTTGCAGAAGGGAGAAGTAAATGATTTACGAACAAACTCTTTGGAAAGAAATTAAAGACATTGTAAATCCTAAAATATTAGCTAAAAACAATAGGTTTAAAAAATGGGAGTATGGTTATAACTCTGATTATGATTTTATAGTAATAAGTAAAACAGGGCAAATTGGACAAATCATTGAAATACAAAATCTCAGGATTGCTTTACCAGCAGCAAATGAACCGTTTAAACGAAGCAAAAAACAAAAAGAACAACTTTGGGAAAGATTTGAATATCCAAAAGAATTACAAAGAATAAAGACTAGGTTTGACTGGGAAGAGCATTCTGTAACTTTTAAAGAAAAATGGTACGATTATATTGATAATGAATTTATTAGACGAGAAGAAGGATTTTGGTTTTATAATAATGGTACTCCTACTTACATTACTGGCACTCATTACATGTACTTGCAGTGGTCAAAAATTGACGTCGGAGCTCCAGACTATAGAGAGTCAAACAGGTTGTTCTTCATATTTTGGGAAGCGTGTAAAGCAGACAACAGGTGCTACGGAATGTGCTACCTTAAAAACAGACGATCTGGATTCTCTTTTATGTCAAGCGCGGAACTTGTCAACCAAGCTACAATATCTTCCGATGCTAGATTCGGTATACTTTCCAAGTCTGGAGCAGATGCCAAAAAAATG